ATGATGGAAGTCCCAAAGAACAATTCATCGGGATTCTTTCCGAAAATATGGTGAGGCAATACTTAGAGCTTCCCTTGATCGAGCCTAAAGGGTTTGATGGTGGTTATGATATAATGTATAAAGGCCAAAAGGCTGATATAAAGTCTATGAACAGGACTGTAGATCCCAAGCCTTTTTACATAAATAATGTTTTTGATGTGCAATTGAAACACAAATCAGAGGCTTACATTTTTACTTCTTTGAATACCAAAAAGAAAAACCTCTCTATCTGTGGTTGGGTTTCTAAAAAAGATTTTAAAAAGCGGGCATCTTTCTACCCCAAAGGGACGGTTCGAATGAGAGGCCGAGAGCCTTTTCCCTTAAGAGCAGATAATTGGGAAATAGAAAATAAAGATTTAAATGAATTTGGCTAAAAAGTCTGACTACAGATGATAATATTTCAAGCTACACCCTGTAGGTTATATCCCAAAATTATACAATTAATACAAGAGCAATTTCGAAGTTCAACTTATGTACATGAGATTTTTGCTTTAAGAAAAGGGATCAAAGACAATCCATTGCAAATATCGCAAAATAATTTAATTTTTAAAAGAAATTTTTTTTTATGTGGAATTTTTCAAACACATAAAGTTGATAAAAAAAGTGGAGATTTTTGGTTTGGTATAAAAATACCTCAAAATAAACTATTTGAAGAGTTTTACTGTGCTGTGCAATATTTTGGATCTCTTAATTACCTAAAAACTAATCCTAATTCAGAATACATTAGACACGTTTATAGATTGTATAGACCATTAACCAAGTTTACAAAAGATGAATTTGTTCATTTGTGTGAAAATGGGCAAATAAAAGATGTTTTTCAAAGTGATTTTTATGAATTGAATGAAGAACTGCAACCTAATCACGACAAATTTGATTACTTAGGGGATTTTGACAATTGGGATAAAACAATAATAGAATTACAAAATGCTATAAATTTGGATTTATCTAGCTTAAAACATGAAAACCCATATAGTTTTAATTAGACCTTCACTTTTCAAAAGCTTGTAAAACTTAAAAACAAATAATATGGACATAACAATCGCAGGATATGGGTTTGTAGGCAAGGCTTACGAGAAATTAATTACTGATAAAAATCAACAGTGCAGTCTTGCAATAAGTGACCCAGCATATCTTATATATGATCAAGGCATACCTCGCGATACAGATGCGGTTGTTATTTGTGTTGCAACTCCCCAACAAGAAGACGGGTCTTGTTATATCGGGCATGTTAAAGACGTAATTAACGATAGTCCCAATGTCCCCATTTTAATTAAAAGCACTATTTGTTTAGAAGGATGGCGGGAATTAAGGAACCTATTCCCTGATCACAATATAAGCTTTAGTCCAGAATTTTTAAGGCAAGATTCTTGGATTGAAGATATTGATCGTATGCAGTCAATCCTTATTGGTGGTGATGGCTTCGAGTTCTGGTCAAATATATTTAGATCTATAGAATGTGTAGAGTCTGATCCAGAAGCGTTAATAATGACAAAGTATGCTAAAAACAATTTCTTAGCGTTAAAGGTCTCGTTCTTTAATCAACTTTATGATTTATGTAATAAGATGAATATAGATTATGAAGAGGTCAGAAAACACACAACTGCTGATAATCGTATAGGAGAAAGCCATTCATTCGTTACAGATCGAAGAGGTTTCGGGGGTCATTGTTTTCCAAAAGATACTTCTGCATTAGTTAGAACATCAGAAAAGTATGGTAGATTTTTTAGTTTAATGCATGAGGCTATATCATACAATGAGTCTGTAAGAAAAAACTAATGACTTCATAATCATGCTTAATGGTGTAAATAATATTATGGATACCATTCTTCAACTAGTTCAAGATAACCCTTGGTTTGGTGTAGTGACTGCTGGAATCGCTTTCGCATCTGCAATCGCTGCTGCCACCCCTACCCCTAAAGAGGGGTCGATTTGGTCCAAAATCTATTCTATAATTGATTGGGCTGCTTTAAATATCGGGAAAGCCAAGCAGAAATAGTCTACGGGTTATTTTATAAATTAATCTCTAGACACCCCCTACCTTTTTGGTGGGGGGTTTTGCTATATATTTACTTGATTTAAATTGATTAAACGCTACAATATAACTCATGATATCTAATAAAGCTAAAGGTTTGTCTGGTTTAAGCCATGTAGCTCATACAAAAAGATTAATGGATGAGTCTGTCAGGAGATACCATCACTCTTGTTTATCAGCAGGTTTGTCTATCAAGAAGACAGGAAAGGTTCAAGATATAGGGCATGTAGACTTTGTTGTGGAGGGTGAAACTGTAGACTTAAAAGGTTTAAAGAATTCCACAAGGGAAGGTAAGATTCTTCTAGAATTTTTAAATGTAGGTGGCAAAACTGGTTGGTGCAATGAGAGCGGCACTCCAGTATGGATTGCTTTCGATGTGGGAGCTTTCTTTTTGCATGTAAAAAACTCTGATTTGTATCAACTGGCAAAGAAAAAATGTGACTTAAGAGATACCGTGACTAAAGTTAATGAGTGTCTTTATAAAGGTTACAGGAGAAAAGGTAGGAAAGACTTGATGTCTATGGTCAACCTACAAGATGTATTTATCGCAGATTGCGAACATTGGATTCTGCCATATCAGGAGTATGATCTGCCTATAGATAGTGTTTAAAGGTGGTTTTCTAGATTCTTGAAAAAATCTATTGACGAGACTTAGATTCTAAGTATAATCGACTCCATGCTGGTATGGATATTTATTATTATCGCCTGGATAGCCTTTATTCTATTTGTGTGCCGTCTTTTAGGGCTTAATGCAGAACAAGAACGCTTTATTGAGGAGCAGCAAAGAAAAAAAGAAAATAAATGAAAAAACACTTATATGAAATGCTTCATAGCGAAGCTATCGCAGACAGAAAGAAAGCGCTGCTTTCTCTTGATCTACTCTCTGACCATGCCGTGGGCATTGGCGATCATTCTACAGATGATTACTGGAAGAATGCGAGGCAAGCTCTGGAACTTTTGGTTGATGCAGATGACCGTTTGGATTGTCTTCGCAGGTATTTTCCAGAAGAACATACGTCTATTCTGTAAGCATGAATGTGATGCATGTTGAACATTACCATTAAAATGGACATGTCTAGACTTGAATCTTTTGTTTATCTAGCTTTTTTGTTTTATTTTTTTTATATGTTGACTAATTATTTTATATGGAATTAGAGGAATTTAACTTGTGCGAGGGAGCTATACAGTTTGATGGTCTAGATAATTGCATCATTGGGAGTGACCAAAGAGGGTTTCTTGTTTATTCTTATAAAAAAATGCTTGACTATTTTTCTAAGTCTGGCATGATTATGGAAGAAGCTGCTGAATACATTGAGTTTAATGTTGTTGGCATCAAACCTGATAACTATACAGTTGTTTATGATTTAATTTAAACACCAAAAAGAAAAATGAAAGTAACATATACTCCAACCAACCAAAAACAAATTGAGAAATACCTTAAAAAAGGCGACCCCACTTTATTGAACCCAACTGTTTCGATTGAACATCCTATGGATGATATGACTCTACCCGACTTCATGACACAGGCTATTTTTCCGATGCTTGTCGGCATGGGTTACAGTCAAGGGACAATCGCAAGAGCTATTACGATTGACGATGACAATGATGGCTACAGTGATAATGAAGGAGAAGAAGAACAAGAGCTTACTGATTACTAAAAAATGAGAACAAAATTATTCCTAGCTACATCATTACCGCTTTGGGCGCTCGCAACTTGGAGTTGCTTTAGAAGTCCAGAAGTCGAGACAGTCGTTCAAGAAAAGATTGTTTATCCAGAAAAAGTCGAGGCTTGTGTATCTCTCACTAAATTTCAACTAGAGAAGATGCTCGGGCATTTCAACGAGGACGATCATCCTTCTGAAATGAAGCGTTTTAAAAGTTTAGTTAAGAGAGAAGGAGACAGATGGAGAATCTCTTCGACTCACTTAGCCAAGGGAGCAGAAAAATATTCTCTTCCAGATGGTAACTTCTTTGTAGTCGATGCTTCCTTTATTGATTATCATGGAGACTTCAAGGATTGTATTACTTACGCTCACAGTTATAAAGACAATCACGAATATATCGTGTTATCAGCCAAGTAAAGTCGCAAATATAAGAAAACATGAACAAATTATTTAAAATATCATTCGTCTGTTTAATTCTATCTCTATTATTTAAATATGGAGTAGAGGCGTATGTTAATAGAGGTGCAGATTATCCAGAAGGCCCGACAGTAAATGGGGAGGAATTATTTGTTGATTACCCCGCTAATACATTTTATACTTCTGCAAATATGGAGGAAGACTCCTTATTTACAGGGATATCCGTTAGGTTCCATCCAAATGGCGAACTACTTGTGAAGGGTGGAATTAAAAACGGGAAACTTCATGGTCCGTTTGACGCATGGTATGCAAACGGACAAAAACAAATGTCTCTTATCTGGAAAAACGGAGAGAAGTTTCGCAGATTTAGAGCTTTTTTATCAAATGGTAATAGGATAGAGGGAGGGAATGAGCTAGGGAAAAAAGTTTTCTCTGGTGAAATAATTCTTGAGTAATACAATGTATTACAGATCAAATTATTCAAATAGAAATGAAATTTAATTACGCAAAATTAGGATATGGCTTATTTAGCCTAGCGGCAGGATTGACAGTGGGTTTGCTTTTGGCAATATTTGTTGGAATTTGTGCTTTTTTTAATTCTCTTGTCACATTTCCCTTGCATATCTACAAGCAATCCGTGGAATCTTATCAGGCTAGGAAGTTAAAGAAGATTTTTGGTGTTTCCAAAGACTTTCAACGTGCTGACTTTCAAGTCCC